CAGCGAAGCGCGAACGCGTCCAGCCCGAGAGCGCCCCGACCTGAGCGTCGAAGGCAGCGCGAACCTCTGCGCGCGTCTTCACGACCGGATGCCTCGGTACCCGAGGGGGTATTGCACACCCGTCGAGTTGAGCCAGAGCGTCGGGCTACCCGAGTTGCGACGGTCCACGTTCACGACGTTCTCGTCGGTGACGTCGTAGTGGAACGTCAACTGCTGCCACGCGTTCTCGTACGCCTGACCGTAAGAGTCGGCGAGCTGCTGATAGCGCGAGGTATCGCCCGCCGAAGTGGCGTAGTCGTTCCAGATGAGGTGCAGCGACAGGCAGACGTGCGCCTCGCGAAACGCCGCGGGAGACATCACCAGATAGGGGCGCTTGCCGCCGCCGATCAGGCGGTTCTCGATCATGCAGAACGCCTCGTCGAGGTAGTCCTGGTACGACGTCACGCCCGCCTCGCGAAGCTGCCCGAGGTCGCGGTGACGACGAAGAAGATCGATATCCGCGATTACAGGGTAGAGGCGGCGACGGACGAGAGCGCCGTCTCGCCGGAACACGTGGGCGACGCCGTCGGGCATCGTCAGCGTCCACTCCACGAGCCACCCGTCCTCGAGGACGAGCGACCCGATGGACACCGCCGTGACGGTGAAGGTCGCGACGCTGGCCGTGATGGTAACCACGGCGGCGTTCACCACCGCGGTCTGGTCGGCCTTGTAGACCGACACGGTCCCCGACACGGGCGCAACCAGCGCACCGTTCCGGTAGACCGGAGCGGTGATCTTGTTGTCGCGTCCACGCTCAATGAACTCCGGAATGGAGAACCGCGGCGCGTATTCCGTGTCGGAGGACGACATTAGGTCGCGCCCTTCATCGCCACCCAGGCGCCCGAGATGCGCGCGTAGATCGCCGTGTCGGCGGTCGTGCCGTCCGTGCGGAGGAAGATCGAGCCGTTGGGCTCAGTCGTCGCCGGGACGCCCGTGCCCGAGGTCACGGTCGGGGCCGCGGACGGGAGGTCGGCGGGGAGGGCCTTGACGATGTAGCCGACGGCTGCGACGCCGCTACGCATGTTCTGAGAGGTCTTAACGGCCATCGGATGCTCCGATGCTAGCTGGCGCTAGCGGCTCTGCTTGTTGTCGTGCTTCTGCGCCACTTCCTTCGCCTTCTTCTCGGCGAGCTCGGGGCGCATACCGTTACGGACGAGGGTCTCGGCGAACCGATCCTTGGCGTCCCTGATATCCTTGCGCTCGCTCATGCGCGCCCCTTGCGCGACTGCGCGGTCGGCACCTTAGCGGAGTCCATCTGCGCGAGGAGGGCCTTATCGGCCTCCAGGCGGCGCGCGGCTTCGGGGTCGTTAGCGGCACGCTTCGAGTTCTCGGCGACGCGGAAACGCTGCCGTTCCTTGATCGCGTCGGTCGTGTAGGGGTCGGGGGCGCGGACCACACCCGACGAGACAAGACCCCGGAGGAACTCCCGGTAGCCTGCCTCGTCGGGCGTGATGACTACCTGCCCCGCCACCATGCGCGGGGTTTCCCACCGCGACAGGCGCACCGGACCCCGTACCCCATCGTACTCGGTGACGTACCCGCCCTCGATGACGTCCCACGGAATCACGGTCCAGTGCTCGCGGCGAAGCTTGGTCTCCGCCCCCGACGTGTCGCCGTCCTTGTCGACGGCGTTCACGCCAGGGGTGGCCCGCATCTGGGCGAGCACGGGGAGCCACTCTCCATCGATACATTGCCAGCGCGCCGGATGCCATATGTACCACCACTGCGCGTTCGTCGGGAGGTTGAGCTTGGGAGCTCCTCCCGCCGTCTGCGTAGCGGGACGACCCGCGAAGGTCGGTCCGGCGGCGTTGGTTGTGTCAGTGAAGGTGACGGCCACGTGCTCTCCTAGCTAGTTGTTGACGCTCACGCGTCCGTGATCAGGCTCACGCCCATCGAGTCCTGCAACTTTCCGATGCCCAGATAGTAGCTCGCGAGGATCGAGGTGGTACCACCGCCGACGATGCGGTCGAACTCGACGACGACAGGCGTGCCCGCCGGGGTCACCACGCCAGCAGCGCCGACGATGGGGAACGGGGAGCCCTCGACGTAGCCGACGGCGCCGCGACCGAACATCGCGCCCGCACGGTCGGCCCCGGCGTTCGCCGTCGGGACGCGCGAGGAGACGAAGATGTCGACGCCGTTGAACATGCCAGCGAAGCCCTGGCCCTTAATGTTCAGCATGTCCTGCGTCGCCATGACGTACTGGGTCGCGCCGTACTCCGCGCGGAGGCTCGACTGGAAGTCGGCGAGCTGACGCGGGTGAAGGATGGCGATGTAGGGACCCGGCACGCTGGCGAGCGTGAGGGCGAACTGCGCGGAGTAGAAGTCATCAACACTCATATCCACGCCCGAAACGCCGGCCGTGGTCGTGAAGCCGTCCGTCACGTCGCAGAGCGCGTTCTGGAACGCCATGACCGTGCTGCCGACCATGCTCTCGGCGAGACGCTGAGCGTTCAGGCCGATCGAGTCGGTGATCGCGCCGCCGAGATCCGTGAGGTCGTAGCGGAGCGCGAAGCGACCGATGGTCAGCGTGGCCGCGGTGGAGGTGAGCGTGGTGTTCGCCACGACCGCGCCGTCGGCGGCGGAGCTCAGGAGGTCCGACCCGTCGAGACCGACGATGGGCACCTGGAGCGCCGCGGAGCCACGGCCCGCCATGTTGCCGAAGTTGATGAGGCTCGGGTGATTGTGGAGGCTCGCGCGGTCGGCGAGCTTCAGAACGATCTCCTGAGCGAGGACTGCGGCAACGCGGGCGTTGCCACTGAGAGTCGAGTATTCGGTGAGAGCCATTGTGGCGTACCTCTGAGATGATGGTTGTTCGTCATCCCGGCGTCGCTGATACGGGGCTCGACCCGACGGGTACGCGTAGACTAGCGCATCGCCCGCCTACGCGCACGCGTCCAGCTGCTAGCGGTCCAGCCCGAGGATCGCCGCGCGTGCGGCCTTGTACTCGGCGGGGCTCATGCGCGAGATCGCCTCGGGCGAGTACTGCGACGGGGCTCCCTTCGGCGCGTTGGTCGCGCCCGCGTTCGCGGCGGGAGGAGGCGGCGCCGGGGGAGCGGAAGGCGCGGGAGGCGCTCCGCCCTCGGGCATGTACGCGCGCACTGCCTTCGGGAGCTTGTCGCCCGCGAGCCACTCACCGAGAGGAGGACGGCCTTCCGCGGGGAGGCGATCGTACGCCATCCGCACGAAGTCCATGCCCTCCTGGTCGGTGATGCCGCGGGAGAAGAGCTCGCGTTCCGTCTCCCACTGCGTGCGCGCCTGGGAGAACTTGGTCTCCCATTCGGCGGCGGTCGCCTTGTAGGTGTCCGCCTGCTTCACGAGCTCTGCCTGTTGGTCGAAACGGCTCTGAAGTTCAGCGTAGCTCTCGCGGAGCTGCTTGCGTTCGGCAGACAGGGCGCGGATGCGGTCCTCGGCACGCGAAGTGCCGACATCGTCGGGGGTCACGGTCTCGTCGGGCATGGTCACTCCTTGCGGGTTGCTTCGTAGGCCCGCAGGACGCGTCGTGCCCACGCGCGTCCCGAGTCGCCGCCCCACAATAGCCAGGCGATGCGACCCGCGGAGGGGTAGCCGGGAGCCCCACGCCGTGCGGCGGGAGCCTCTAGGTCAATCTCATGTCGGTCGAAGTACGCCACCATGCGCCGGATGGTCTCGACGGAGACCACGGAGCGGTTGGCCAGCTGCGTCGCGCGACGTGCCCCGATGGGCGTGCCGCCTCGATTGAACTTCTCGCGCAGTTCTAGGCCGCGCTTCGCCTCGCGAGCGACTGCCGGAGGCGCACGGAACCCTGCGCGGGCCCCCTCCTCGAGGAAGCGGCGCAACACGTCTGGGTGCGTAGCCGCCAGGTAGCGGCGCTGGCGCTCACTGACGATCGGCACTCGCTTCTCCTGCGTCCATCTCAGACGTGGGCGCCATCTCTTCCTCGGAGGTCGGGGCGTCGCCCTCCTCCTCCACGTCGGCCTCTTCGGCAGCTTCGTGCTCGAGCTCGCGCGCCTTGTTCATCGCGTCGATCTCGGCGAGCATCGCCGCGGCGTCCTGTTCGGTGAGCGAGTCATCGAAGAGGCGCAGAGCTTCGACGCGGGTCATCAAACCTGCGTCCAAGAGCTCCAGCGCGTGCTTCCTGCGTGCGTCGAGCTCTGAGCCGGACAACGGAATGGAGCGGTACTGTACCGAGTACCCGCCTTCCGGGTACTTCGTGTTTGTGACCCGGTTGAGCAAGATCGCCGCGGTCATCACGAGCTGCTCGTCCGAGGCCCGGAACGACTGCGCGTAGGACCTCTGCGCGTCACGCTTCGACTCATTCGACAGGGCGATGGCGTACCCGCTACGCGCGGTCCCGCCCATCCGCTGAATGTCGGCGGGAGACACGCCCGCGTCCTGCGCGAGGCGGTTGGCGCACGCCGCGATGGTCTGCTCGAGTGCGGTCACGTCCGCGCCGGCCTGCCACTGTCCGATGACCGGTTGCTGTTCGTCCACGGCCCGCAGCATGAGCACGGTCGCCGGGTCGGAGACGACCTCGCGGCGTGCCGAGGCGACGTCGCCCTGGATGGTTCCGCCCTGCGGCTCCGCGCCGACGATGTACCGCTGCGGCCACGACGAGTCCTTGATGGCGTGGAAGAGCATCGAGTACGTCACGGCGATGTTCAGCGACCCCTCAACCACCTCGACGCCTTCCCACGCGTCCCAGAGACGGTCGCCGATGCGCTCCGCGTGGTACAGGACGTACGGCAGGATGGGGCGCCCGTCGTTGCGGCGGTACGGGTAGGCAGCGCCCGAGTAGTTGCCACCAAGGTAGACCGCGCTCAGGTCCTCTCCGACCTTCCCGCCGTCGATGTAGGCGCGGACTTCGTAGATCGGGTTCTCCGGGTTGGAGATGTCGAGCACGTCCCACGTCCACCGGGGCTCGCCCTTCTCGTCCAGGCGCTCGCGGAGCTCATGCACCGACACCGGGTAGTCGGGACGGTCGGCGAACGACCGCGCGATGGTCATGTCGGGCGCAACAGGACGGAACGTCAGGCGACCGTCGGCGCTGACGTGCACGCGTTGCCAATACTCACGGCATCCGACGACCAGCTGCTGGAAGCGGTTCATCGTCGCCCACAGACCCGACCGAGAGATCGTCTCCGACAGGAAGACGGCGTTGTTGATCGTCGGATGCGTCACGTCCGGAGGCATCACATATAGGGCACTTAGGGATCGGGCTATCTGCCTAAAGATGTTGCTGCTCATGTCTGGGTACCCCCACGCCGCCTTACGCACCGTGCCCAGATGGATCTGGAGACGGTTGTGGAGGTCCTCCTCCCACGTCCCCTCGAGCAAGCGACGACGGAGGCGGGTATGCTCGATGCGGCGGACCTCGTAGGCGTCCGAACTAATGACGGGGACGTTCATCCGATCCTCACGGCGTGGGGGACGTATAGCCGTCGCGTGACGAGCTCGATCGCACCATAACGCAGGGAGTCAATCCCGTGCTTATGCTCGTCGTCCGAGCCATCCCACATCTTCAGGTCCTCGATCAGTTGCTTGCACCGCGGGTGCACGATGAGATCGTGTCGAAGCATCGCGGAGTTAAGAATGCGAACGCCCTCGTAGATTGAGCCCGCGGGTTTCCACGCCGTGTGCACCCGGAAGCCGAGCGCGCCGATGGGGAGGCGAAGCTCGCGCTCAAAGCCCTGCATGAGCAACGCGTTCGACTTCTTCCCGCCCCAGCGCCTGCCGCCGTGCTTGCGGTCGCCCGTCCACCTGTCGACGGATTCAACGCGCATGTTGTTACGTCTGAGCATCGCAAGGATGTCTCGCGCGTCCTGCTCGGGTGTTGTCGCGCCGTTGCTTATGCTCTGGTCCAAGATCCAGAAACGCGGATTTCCCTCGACGCCGCCAGCGCGAGACACGACGCAAAGGGTCGCGACTTGGCTTCCGCCTTCGGACCCGTGGTCGATTCCGATCCCGACCTGGCACTCGCCCTCGGGGAGGATGTCCGACACGTGGGCGAGCGGGTCGAAGCCTGAGAAGATCCGTCCCTCGGAGAAGCCCGCGTCCCAGTCGCCGTGAATGCGCTGGCGCCGTTCCATCGGGAGGATCTGCGCCTCGAGGCGGTCAATGTCCTCCTGCGCGAGGAGCGGGCGCCCGCCGATAGGCGTCGTGTTCTCGACGGTCAAAGGGAAGTGCAGGTCCTGCACGACGCGCTTCTCGACCAGGTCGCGCAGCCACCCAAGCGGCGCACCGATGGGCGTCAGCGTGACG